AAGCCATCATTCGTATCATCACCCGTAGTAGGGTTAGATGTATTGGTAAAAATAGACTTACCGCCCGTACCACCATTCGCTGCGGGTAGAAAACCACTCACAGATGTGGCTAGGGGGATCTTAGTACCGTCACCTGTAGCACCCGTATGGGTGTGGCCTGTTGTGGCATGGAAAACTGCAAGAAGTTGGTTAAATTCGGCGTTTAGAGGCGCAGCAGTAATAGCTGTTCCGTTAACAATACTCGCTGTACTTTGTCTTGTATAAGTTGCCATACTTTACCTTCTCCCCGCCGCCGAAAATTCGAAGACTAATCCTTGAATACTGAATGGTTCTGATTGACCGTCTGTCACAAAGGTTGCTCTGCAACTAAACCCAGAGCCTTGGATGCTACTGGTCATCACTGGTTTTGATGCACCACCGTACACGATGTTTGTTCCGTTGTAGGTCACGTTTCGACCTGCATAGATTGTCGGTGCGCCAGCGGAAGACTGTGTGTACGTGCTGGGAACTGCTGTATTGTAGTCACCCCAATCGTAGTCCACCGCTAGGTTCATCTCAAATGGGCCTTCTGCCCGTACAAACGTGTTTATTTTTCTTAATTCTTTTCGCTGTTCTGTTTCACCAAAATCGAGATAGGGGGTGGAATAAACAGAGATGATATTTGAACCGTTAAAACTGGTTCCCTTTTCTTGCTGGTATACCTTGCCATCGTGATCCCCGAAAAGAATTAACTCAGTCGTTCCAACGTAATCTGATGTACAACAACTTGCCCGTATCCCTAGTAACTCACCAAACTCCCAGCCAATTGATCCACTACTGTCGGTAAGCCCCCCAATAATTCCAATGCTCTCACTAGCAACCTGAAGATTATTTCCTACTGATGAAGTAACAAAGTACCTGACCTGGGACTTAGAGCGGATAACAACCCCAGTAAGTTCATCCATGTCCTCGTTGTTAATAAGATCAACTAGGGTGCTTTGTATCGGTTTACTTAGGGTTTCGAGTTCGATATCACCTACCCTTGAAGTACCAGCAACGGGTCTAAAACCGTCTGGACTTAGGAACATAAGATCACCGCCGATCTCTAAAACACTGTCCCTTGCCACACACCCAATGTTTGTTGTCACGTTTTCAATAACAAAAGCATTGGAACTATTAACGGTTATTTTCTTTATATCTTTCGAACCAAAAACAAAGAGATTGTCTCTGAATGGTTTGATCTGAACAACATCGAACCCAGCAGCTACTTGCCCAGCACCAGCGGCATTCGTCCAGGTGTAAGCATCATTTGGCTTAGAAAAAGCAATTGCCGCACGGGTCGCTTCATGTCCTGACAAAAATACATGGTTTTCGAATACATCTACGAGCGCAGGAGCATTAAGAGCTTGGTCACCACCAGCAGTATTGTTGTCTGCATGATACCCACCTGAGTGGCTGGATTTTATTTCTTTCCAATTTGTGCCATTAAAAGCAATTGCTGGGTTAACACCGTCTACAAAGATAATTGTATTACCAGTACCAAAGTTAAATTGAACGTGGCGTAGACGATTTACCGTTAAAGAATTGGCAGTCATTGGGCGGGTAACGCTGTGATCTAGTGTAAATTTTCTCCAGCCTATGTCTGCGGTGTAGTAGTAAAAACTATAGTTACTTCCACCTGCATCTTGTCTTGCCGCAATAACAGTTGTGCTTCCAGTAACGTCATTTTTAAAAATGGCAATTCCAAGAATTTTACCTGTGCCAGTGGTCGAACCCGCTACTGTAACCTCACCGTAAGTTGGATCATACTCATCATACCCCTCAATGCGCCGATAACCCCCGAAAAGGCTAGGCTCATAATTAAGCATCCTGGTAGCTGCGCCTGGGCTGTTGTCCGACAAATCAAGATGATTTTCATTGGAATTTAGTCCACCAGCACAGATCAGTTTAAAAGACTGAATCTGATCAGGCATTAAAAGCTAATCCTCGTATCTCTCACAGATGAGTAATTATTGATGTAGAGGGACTGAAGGTTTTTCACTCCCTGCTCATAAGCAAGAAAAGCGGCCTGTGCCGCTTCCATGTTAGATTTAAATAAATATAAATGGTAAAGCGCACCATCAACTAAAACAGTGTCATAACTCTCTGGGATGCGGGTGACATCATCAAAGTTTGTGATATCAGAAAAATTCATAAAATAACGAAACTTTAGAGAGTATGCTTTGTCGGGTGATGGGCTAACTCCATAACCATTTCCGTGTGCAGGGAATACAAAACGAGGTATGGTAATACCTGTTGCCCCAGCCGTGTGATCTATATCTCTGTATTTTTCGTAATACTCATCTCGCTCAATAAAGGTCAGACCTGTAAAACTACTTCCAAGAGTAGCATCTGCCTGTATCTGGAATGAGTTCCAATCGGCAATTTTGTAAGCCGTGGGCCAAACGTACTCTTCTTGCCCAACGACCAGAGTATCTGTTTCTTCAGCAGCGTTGAAAGGCCACTCAAATTCCATTTGATTAAGTTTTGCTACAGCAGCTTTTACTGCATCTTTGATAACTGCTTGAACGCCCGTACAACTAGAAAAGTCACCATCGACAATCTCAACCTCGTTGAGCCGTCTGGCAACTTGATTACATAAACTAATATATGTTGATGGCATGACTAACTTTCAAATGTAGGAATGGGGCCAGCGGTGAAGCCAGCCCCAAACTTTGTTAGGCTAGACGATCACGGTCTACTTCTGTGCCTACTTCAATGCCTGTATCGGCAATATCCATAAGAACGGCGTATACCCGCAACTTGCCTGTTGTCAGAGCAGTGCCTGACTGTGTCGCAAGTTTTAGATCAATGTTGTCTGCTGCAACTGCAATGAGCGGTTGATAAGCTGCTGCGTTCTGGGAAATTGTCCCAGCCGCAACAGAGTCTGAACCATCCATGCCGTCTACGAAACAGTCAGCATCAACTCCTGTGCCAAGGTCAAAAGTTGTTGTGCCACCAGAAGTGACAGTATCAACTTCGATACCAGCGTTCATAATCATTGTCCCAGCAGGAACAGCAATTACAGGAATTACATCGTTAGCAGCTAGGGCAGAACCCTTGTCTGATAATGCTGTTGCCAAATCTACAACGGTTTGAACCATGTAGGGTGAACGACCACGGGAGGAAGAACCTCTTGCAGCCGCTAGTGTGTTATCACCAAGTGCCATTTTTCAGATCTCCCTTATGCTGCGTTATATTTGGCGGTTACGATTGCTTCTGGACGAAGGATCTTCCTACCGTACATATGCATACCCCTGACGATGTCAGCAAAGCTGTCTGGATCACGGTATGTTTCCGTTTTGTTGATCTGTTCAGCAGTTGCTACAGCGGAATCGTGACCAGCAACTATAGCAGAATAATTACTGTTCTGGTTAGCCGATCCTGAAGTCCCGCTACCCGTACCAACTGAAGGAAGATTTGAAGATGTATACACACGGAAGCCGTGGAAATTCTTCAGAACCAAACCATTGCGAAGGCCACCAGATTCACCGAAATCGGAGTTAAATAATCTGGAATCTTCGTCACGTAGGATTTCCATAAATACAGGATCTACTACGAGCCAGCGGCCTTGTGTATCAACTTGCTGTTGATCCAAAAGACGAGCCATACGAGCGACAACCATTGCTGGTGAAGCCGTTGCTGTTGGAAGTGCGGTTGCACCTGGAAGACGTGCTGCAAGTGGGATTGAGTGATCACCCGCAGAACTTGTTGTGATGTTACCAAAAGAACCTTTGTTAAGCTTCATGCTTGTTAAAAGTTCATCCGAACCAGCAGTATCTACAGCTTTGTCACCATTAACTTGGTCATTAACTGTATTTGCTGATCCATGAAGAGCAGACTGTTTGTAGCCAGCCATGTAACCAAGGACTTCTTGGTCATGTTGGTCAGCTAAACGATGGGCCGCACGATCTGTAGCTAGGCTCAGAAAGTTAATGTGGCTCATAGATTCTTCTATATCGTCCATTTTAAAAGCAAAGTAGTTAGCTTTGTCGATGACTAAAGAAAAGTCTTCATCGTCCAAGTCTTGTGCTGCGATTGTTGTACCACGACTGTACGCAGATACGCTGATCTCAGGCTCTTTTATAATTCTGACGGTGTCCCCGACTGAATTTAACTCACCTATGAAATCACTGTTTGTGATGTCACCTGTGACTGTTGCCTTGCGAAATGCAAGTTGGACTTTTTTCGAGTAAATTACACTCGAAAAATTACCATTAGGCAGGTTACCATGCCCTGCTGCTGATGAAAATGCCATTTTATGTACTCCTTTTAGAAATGGCTGGGCCGAAGCCCGACAAATCCGAAGAGAACGAACAAGTGGCAGTGATATATGAGGGTGCGAGTACTTAGATAGTTGCAGCTAACAAGCAAACGGGCCTCACCACACTGGTGGACTGAAGTCTTTATTCTTCTGGAAAAAAAACAGAAGTAGAGGTAGACCATCAGGTGGCTCTATTCTGTGTGTTGAGAAGTTTAGTTCTCAGAAGATAGGTCTTTAAGGGACTTATCATCTCAAAACTGTGAAGGGCGGGTATAACAATTTACCGCCACTTCACTTTATTATAACACTTGTTAATGGTTATTACAAGTATCTATCTAGCACCACCACTAAGGTCATAGTTAAATTTACCATTTTGCATGGCCTCTGTGATTGCTTCTTCGTGTTTTTCAAATTCAACATTACTCATTTTAGCAACTTGGCTTTCAGAATACTCTGCATTCATTTTTGAATTTGGTGCTGACGTAGAAGTACGTCCAATAGCTTGAGCCGCAGACTTTGATTTAGGTTTAGCTTTACCCATATCAGCTTTATACAGATCAATGGCACGAGACGCTGCTTTAGCATCTGTGTTATTTTTGTATAAAGCATCTTGAATATACGCTGGCTGAAGGGCAACCCATTCATGGAACGCTTGATCTTGCCTAATTTCACCAAAGTCTGGGTGTATTTTCATAAGCTGCTGTTCAGCGTCTTTCTTTGTTAACCTAGTCTCTAATTGACGTAGGCTTTCAAATCTTTTTGCGCCTTCTTCAAGAGCATCATTTGCACGTTTTTGAGCAATAGTATCTACGATCTGTGCAACGTCAGGATACTTCTTACTCCACTGCTCAATCTCATCATCCGTTTTAGGAAATTTAATTTGCCCTTTAGCGGCTGAATCTAACTGCGCTTTCATCTGCGCTAATTGTTGATCCTTTTGTTGCATCAACTGTTGAGAGTGTCGGCGAAGATCACCATATCTTTTTTTGTAGGTTACGTCTTCACCTTCAGCAGGTTGCTCTTGTGCTTCTGCTTTAACTTGTGCTGTTACTTCTTCTGCATAAGTTAATTCGTTATCTTCTTCTTCTAATTGTCTGCGATATTTTGCCATTTTTGCCTCATGGGGGCCGCTTTAGCGGGTAGCCCGTTGTTAGGACATAAATACTACTTTTTGTTTTTTAAATGCCCCAGGGGTGTAGGATGTTTCAGGATAAATCTCCTCTACTTCATCATCGCCATCCAATTTATCGTCCACCTCAATGGCGGCGACTTCGATATCAATGCTCTCTTCAGGAACATCATCTTGTTGGTCTTCAGAAACTACTTCTGTTTCTTCTTCACCGTCTTCACTTGCATACTGAATAAGCCCCATTGCGTTCATCGACATCAAACCCATTTCGGCTTCTGATTGCATATCCATGATATGTTTAAGGCCATGCCATTTGACCACATTAGCGGGTAAGACGTACTCGCCTTCGCTGATCATTGCGGCAATGTCATCACGTACATTTTCTGCGCTGGAACCCACAGGAATAGGATTACCGCTTTCAGGATCTGACATCATACCCATACAACTTGTATCGCAGTCTCCACCACACCCACAGGCCATGCCGCCGTGATATAGTTCTGGTAACTCATCATCATCCATTGCCTTTTGGATGGCCTCTCCCCTAGTTTCTTCGTACTTAGTTACTTCACCGTCATCGTTTAGGTCGGCTTCCTTACGATCTAGTTGAAATTTTTGTTTAGCCATATCCAAGCCTTCCTGTGTGGTGATACCTTTTCGAGCGACTGCTAAACCGCCTGGTGCAAATTCGGGTGTGTTTGCCATTAGACCTTCTTCGTCAGATGTACTGGCGTCTAAAATAGCTTGTGCTTCTTCTGGGGTAGTATCTTTATTGAATGCTTGGTGGACGGCATCATCTTCTGCCTGTAGCATTGCCCGACCTTCATCAGTAGGTTCTGCGCTGGGCCAATCAATGCCACTCGCCATAGCATTATTAATAGCAGTTTTTTGATCTACTATCTTACCATCCCAAACAGTGGGAATTAACATCTCACGCCCATCAACTTCTACTATAATGGTTTTTACCGTAGAAAGACTCCCATCTTCATTTTCAACTGCTTTGCCCTTTGCAATATTTTCAAAGTGATGTTTGGTTATAGCGTCCATTATTTGGCTCCCTGTATTACCTCATCTCGCAAAGTTCTAAATCTACGCAACTCAGCAATAGCACCTTGTATTTCTAAAACCCGATTATGGTCTTTTGTCGTTTCAAGCTGACCATGCAACATTGCTATTTTGCCCAGCGTGTACTCAAGTAAGAGATCCATTTGTTTTTTGTCATTCACAAAAGACAACATTGCTTTGTAAAATTTTTTATCCATGTACCTACTTTTTATTTGCGAAAGATGAGCCTGTTAGAATTGCTCCAAAGGCTAAGTGAAACAATCCACCACCCAGTAGTGTGAAAGGTTCGTGCTGCCCTGTTAGTTTTTTCATCAATTCCATCTGAACCATTGGCTCTGTGGTTGAGTTTATAACTTCCATAAACTGAGAAATGTCTGGCCTGTTTAATCCCCACCAGACGGGACAAAATAGGAAGTCGTAAAAGCAAATTACTAAGTAAAATATAAGTGCAGTCCAACGCCACGTTATTGTGCTTTTTTCATGTGGCGTTAGCTGCTCCATCTAGAGACAAGGCGGTGTACACATAGCTTCATTAACTCCGTAAATCATAGTAGCAAAAATTATTGCTAGTCCTAATCCAATCCAAATCCATTTATTTTTCATTTACTGTACTGGTCCCTGTGGTGCGGGTGCATTGCCACCGTTGTTGCCACCACCCTTTCCAGTAAATCCTGGTGCGCCAGGTTCTGGTGCTGCCCCTGGTGCAATGTTACCACCGCCCGTCTGTGTGGGGTCTTCAGGATTAGGTGCGCCTTCTGAGGGTGCAGCTTCTGGTGGAGGTGGTGGCATCATTGCTTGAATTTCAGCCATCATTTTAGCCTGTATTATGGCTTCACGCTGGTCATTCAAAATTTTATCTTCATCCAGATCCATTGAGGCAGCTAACTCTCTTAACACGTAATCATATTTTACGAAGGGAGCCATCTGTTGGTTCTGTGTCATTTGCATAAACTGTAATAATCGTTGGCTGCGGATCTCATTTCGCATCAGGCTTTCCGTACCTCTAGATTTTACTTCTAGATCACCATCTGCAAATTGTTCATCAAAATTGAACTGCATATTAAAACTGAACAAAGCTTTGCCTAATGGAGCGAGTAAGTAATCATCAACATTACGAACTACTGTCTTAATACCCTGTGCGGCTGCACCCATAAGCATCGACATACCAGAAGCGGTACGGCCCACTCCCATAATGCCTGTTTGTCCGTGTGAAAAAGACGGGATACCTGTGCTTTCATCTGATAGCTGACGTGCTTTATCAAACATCTGTAAAAGTTCATTAGATACATTGGGAAACTTCGTACCATAAATGGCTTGCCCAGGCGCACCCGCTTGCCTTCGAAATATTTTGCCTGGGTACACGGACAGATCTTGGCCTGGGATCAAATTTGTCTCATCAATCTCAATAAGTAAATTTCCAGAGAGAGCAGCATTGTCTACACTCATTCTCATAAACCCGTTCATAAGAAGCTGGGTGTCCATCATGTTTTCAGCCACACCGATGCCAAATAGGCCGTAAGGGTTAAGCTCATACGGCACTGCACAGTAGGGAATACGTGTAGGTGTGAAAGGATTAAGAACTAAACGCAATATCTGTCCGTTACAGATCCACGCATTGACCTCTACTTGGTCACGGTCTTTTAATTCTTTGGGAATATCTACGTCAGCTTCAGCAGCTAACTCAGAATCAAGAACACCCCAATACTCAATTACTTCAAATCTTTCGATAGAGCCTGTCTGGTTGTGATCTTCTAAAGTGTCTTCCCAATACTCACGGTTGTAGTTTGGGCCGTACTCAACTGCTAATTCTATACTTTCTTCCCTAAAATGGGGACGTTTTTTGAGATTGCGTAGTTGAGTGCGGCTTAGTCGGTGGCGTTGTACTGTAAATTCAGCTTCAGCCATGTTTCTTGCATCTGGATCAGGATACATATCCCAAATACTGACATATTCAATCTTAGGAATGGTTTCAAAGAGTGGATCGTAGTTACCTTCTGCGTCCCAGCGAGGATACTCTTTGTCCTGGGCAAACGGGCCTTTAATTATACCCGTGCCAAACAATGCACACTCAAATGCAGCAGATCGTAGATGCTTATCGGCGTTGGTTTCTTCCAACTGATCATGCATCTTCTTTTCCATAAGCTGGGCGGCACGTTTAGCTGGCTCATACGTGATCGAACCAGGGTTAATTCCTGCACCTGATTCTAGTTCGTCTTTGACTGGTTCTAATCTGTCTTTATACAGTCCTAGCTCTTTAGCTATTTCGGGGCGAACCACATTACGGGGTACTTTGTAGTCTACGCCAACCTTTTCTTTAACTTTTTCGTCCGTTAGTGCGTTAGCATCAAAGTTAACAGCATCTGCTACGTTATTTGGATAACGCCTTGCTTCCATACCAATAGGAAATTTTGATCCTGCAAACAAAACGTCTGTCATTTGGGCATATGCAGCTAAAACCTTAGTTTTAGTGATCTTAACAAACGCTTGAGACTTTTCTGTGTCCGTAAATTGGACTTCAGGGCCGTATATACCTCTGTAATTGCGATATGCTGCTAACCAACGGGTTTCATCTTGTAGGCGGTGGTCTTTTGAGCGGCGAAACTGGTCTGAAATATAAGACGCTAGTAAACTATACTCTATGTTTTCTTGTTCAACATCGCCATCTTCACTTAAAGCAACTATATTGTCTGCTTCTGTAATATTTTCACTATCTACATTCGTTGGTTTATCCATCAATGCCATATTTTAATATCCAAATGTTGAATCTGAAGGCTGGTAACGCTGTATTGGTACGCCTCTGCCCATATCAAAGGGCGAAAATGCCCGTGGTCTGCTCATTATTCCGTAACGAATACTGTCGTAGGCGTGGTCTGATCCGTATCTCTGATCAATATCGTCCGTACCTTTTGGACAAGCGGGTATAACAGGAAGGTCAGCTATAATTTGGCGGCACGTATTAAAAAAAACGATACCTGGCTGCTCTGTAATCTCATCGACTTTGAGTCGTTGATGCAGTTGGTTTTTTCCTGCAACTCTTGATCCTGCTGTTCTGTCACTAGGACGCCACTTGCATCCCATTCCTATCATTTCTTCTGCTATACTTGGGCCAATCTGCCCTCGTGTATGCCAGCAAGAACTGTCTAATACTCCAAACTTAATACTGTCGCCTTTTTCTGCATCAAGTACTGCCCGACCAAGGTCTTTTCCTGTATGCTTGGAAACGTAAAGCTCCCGATACACGATAAGGGTTTCAAATGCGGGATCTATAGCAAACCAATGTACCGCACTGTAGCTGCTGTATCCGTAGTCGGCTGATCTAAATCTTACCCAGTTATCTGGAATATCAAATGGATCTATAACATGAACGGATGGTTTAAACTCTGAGAATGCTGCACCTTCAGCAACACTCCAATCACCTTCTAATAGTTGTCTGCGCTGGGCTTCTGGTAGTGATAATAGGTTAGCTTCATACGCACCGTCTTCATATAGGTACGGATTATCTTTTAAAGTTGCAGGAATAAACCTACGGCTAAAAAGTGACTCTCCAGCTTTCTCATGCGAAGCAGGGTATCTTAATACTTCACCAGTTTCTATGTCTGTAGCTTCAAACGATTTGCCTGGTGGGGCGGGGTCTATAAAGGCTTTTTTTACCCATTGGTGTCCTGGGCCACCTGGGTTAGAAGTTGCCCTCATAAAAATTGGTAACTCAGGATCTGTAGTACGAAGCCTTGATCTTAGGTAAACAAACGAAAACGGAGTAGCATACTGAGTAAGTTCGTCCACTGCTATGTAGGAAAAAGACTGTCCCTGATATCGCATAACGTCATCGTCACGCTCTAGGTAAGTCATCCATAGTCTGGCTCCAGACGGGAACGTCCACTGGCTCTTCTTCTCCTGCCATTTCGCTCCTGGGTACGCTTTCGGGTATAACTCTTGTGCTTTCCACTGTAATTCACGCAATTCGTCATTGGTTCTACGAAGGAGTAATCCATTAAATGCAGCAACTCCAAAATAGCGCATGGGGTCTGCAAGTAACGCAAAGCTCTTGCCTGATCCCGCACTGCCCCCATATAGGACTTCTCTCTCTGGTGCTGCGAGAAATTCTGTTTGCGGCCCAGGGTTGGGGGAGAATACAACTTCTTGTTGCGTTGCTTGCGCTGCGACTGCGCTGAAATCGAGTGCTTCAGAAACGGTCTTTTGTTCATCCGTACCTTCTAGTTTCGCCAGCTTCTTTTCAGTCATAGTCAGAACACGTTTGGCATCTGACTTTTTACGTTTGACTGCTGCTAGTTTTTTTTCTTTATACGTCTTAGGTTTGGTTTTTCTTCGCTGTCTAGAAAGTTTCTTTTGCCTTTTTGAACCTGGTCTACGTTCTTTCCAAATGTTAATAATGCCTTGGTGGCTTATTTTAACACCTGTTTTATCAGACAACCATTCAGATACCCTGCGACTTGAATGCCCTTCCTCTAATCCATCTAAAGCTTCTTCTACCCACGCAACCATTTCAAGGTCAGGGACAGCTAGTAAAGGATCATCAGGGCTTTCTTTGTAGGCGTAGGGAAGTTTGGCGGTAATATTTATTCTTTTTTTATTCTGCCACATCCTGTTTTGGCGGTAATATAAATAGACCGCCACCTGTGTTGTTAACTTCGATTTGTTCTTTCTTCACCAAGCCAGATCGATCCAATACTTCCCTTGCCGCTGAAATAGCGTTTCTTGCTCCTAGTGAACCAGGGTCTTCTAATACATTAATAATTCCATAGGCTGCTTTAGGAGCATTCATTGCCAGCATCATCGATGCACGTTCTACAATTTCATCTTTTAGCGGATTAACCACTTCAGATAATTTTGTGGATGATGAATACCCAGCTATATTCATAGCACTGCGGATATTGCCTTGAGCCTCACCCAACAAACAATCTAAAAATGCCTGTTGCTTTTCTGAGTACTCTTTTTCTATTCCACTCATACCATAGTCCTCATATAGACAAAACCTGCGCCCACCGCTGCTGTGAGTACAATCCACCAGATACGCTCCATAAACCTTAATGCGTGGCCTCTTGAAGCTGTAACCTTATCTAACTTTGCAACCCTTTCCCACATCATCTTCTGTTCATCATCATAGTGATCCATCCGTTTGAACAACGTAATCATACGCTCTTCCATTCTGGCTAGGGTCACTACTGCGTTGGAAAGCTTGTCCAGTTTGTCCTCAATCCTTGTGAGGCGTTCATCCGACACGATTAGGTCTTCTTTTCGTTCTTTTTAGCAATCGTGTGTGCCGCTTTGAAAGATTTGCCCTTAACCATAGCCGCTCTCATGTCTTTCATATGTTTTGCGGTGTGATGTTTTTTATGCTCTTTCATCTGTGTTTCTTGAGCCTTGGTCAGTTTCATGCTTTTGCCTTATTCTTTTTAGCTTTATTTTTTTTAGAATTAGGGAAACCAGCTTTCATATCCGCATACGCTTTAGGGCTTATTGTGGAATTTTTCTTAGTGCGGCTTTTGCCAGACTTTTTCTGTTTATTCATGTTATCATAAAGAGACATTTTATCACCAATTCTTGCATGACCAGTAACGGGCCGTTAGTTTCGATTTCGCTGTTGAGCATTTATGCCTTGCTCTGAAGGATTTACGTCTTTCAGGATTAGATTTTTTAATCCGCATATTAGGATCTCCATAGCGGATTATCTTTTCCTTACCGTCTTCACACGCTTTGACCACAAACTTCTTAGGGCCGTCTGGAGTGCGCCTGGGCTTGTTACACTTCATTTTAGATTTATCGATCTTAGCCATGCTTAAAACCTACTGAGTGTATAAATAATAAAAAATTCCAATTAGGATACAGACTAAAAATACCAAGACACCTAGTATCATTAAATTTTCCTGAAGTTCTTCACGATCTTTTACTCTTTGTTTCGCTGCGGCTCTTCTCGATTTTCTGGCTTCAGCTTGATACAACACCCAATCATCGAATAAACCTGGTCTGCCATATAAACGCATATGACTTTCTAACTGGCGGCGTTGTTCTTTAATCTGGTCTAGGGCTAAGAAACTCTCAAAGTCATTGGTGTCTTTACCCATAAACTTGTTAAAAATTGAATTCTTATCGGCTTCCGTTTGTGTCTTGAGCTTTTCTTCTGCCCCGATCCAATCACCGATTTGTTTACCTACAGCAGCTAAGTCACGACCATTGCCTATTGCTGTTTTAATGACGCCAAATGCTGCATTCGCAACTGCCAACTCTGCTAACATCTGCGCCCCCCCAACACAACAAATGATTAGTAACTAAACTGTCTTCCCTAGCTCAAAACATTTGGCACGGGTAATCGCCCTCATACGCTCACCAAGATCAATCATCTCTTCTGTGATTGTTTCTCGACATTGTTGTTCTGTTGCAAAGAGGCCATTCGTTCTTGCAATCATGCTGCAACTAAAAGCGTCAGCAGGATGAAAGCAGTACAGAATAACCCCTAAAAACATTACTTCTTTTTTTTCATTGCCATGCCGCCGTAGCCGTAGGACATAGGCTTTTTCTTCTTCATCATCATTCCACCCATATTCATTTTAGGCGTGGACTTCTGTGTCGCTGGCATAGACGCACCACACTTTGCTTTATTCATCTTCATTGTCTGTATCCTTAATTATATAATGATCTGCTTTTTCGATGTTTGTAGTAGCGGCATCGTACCCAAAGAATTCATCATACCCACGGAAGATAAGATCATCGTCCTGGGATTGCTTTAGGGTTATAAGACCTTCTTCAAGAAGATATCTCTTCACACTTTCCAGACTTAACTTAATGCCTGTGGCTTGAAGAATAGCTGCTCGAATATATATGAGATTTACCATGAGGTTCCTTAAACGGAACTAACCCAATGCTTATATTGTAACATTAGTTTGTTAGTTACGTCAATACCATAATTAAATATTTAGCTATGGTTCATTATTAGGGTAGACAAAACTGATTTATGCTGTATAATAGAGTAATACTCCCCCCCGCTATATATATAATAACCCCTATAGTTCTTCATACACTATTCTACGTATGTCTTTCCTGGTGATACCTATGTCTTTCAGATTACTATCTGTAAGGTTATATAACTGCCAGTAAGATACTCTACGCATCTGGGCTTTCTGAAACTCAGCTATTATTCTTTTAAACATAACAAACTCTCCTGATTAATATTTGCTAAGTCTATTATAGCAGTTATTAGTTAAGGGGAGTTTTGTTGTTTTAATATACCCGTTATGCTTTCTTGTGCCTGATCAACACAGACCTTAAACCATTCACCTCTACGCTCAGAAGATAAACCTTCTAAATGTATATGGGCAATCTGTTCATCCTTGCGTCTGTCAGAACAAAGAATAGAACAATGCAAGATATAATCCCTAAAGGGACTAGAGGTCTGATAACTGTTACATCGATCTTGTGCATCTACCGCCATTCCCACCTTAACCCATCCAGGCCAAGCAGGGTTCGAAAGAATATAAACATATCCTTCCTTAGTAGACGTTAAGTTTTCAAAGCTAGAGAATGCAGCTTCATTAAAACTTTTATATCGCCCAGGCTTATGAAGAGGATGAGAAAAAGATATATAAGTACCATTTACCCACATTCTACTGCGGTTATGTGCGTCTTTTACCGCACCCGTAAACGGCATCAGTTTATATCAAATAGATCTTCTACAGCCGATACACTGTCTTCCATATTTCCCGCAATTTCACGCAGCCTATCTGCCTGTCTCGCAAGCTCATGGGCTATCGTATAAAGCTGGGTGTAATCATTGCTATCAACAAGAAAGTCTTTAACAGAGTCTATTACTCCATCAAATTTAACCCTAGCTTCATGCCGTGGTTCTTCTTCGTCACCCGTAAATATTAATGCTACTAAATAACATATGCCATGATCATCAACTTCTATGTCGAAGTCTGCCGCCATTTTAAGTTGTTGTGGGGGAGTGTTGAGTATAAACTCAGTAATATAGTCACTCATGCAAATTCCATGAATTAAATACAGGCGAACCTGTACTATGGTATTTAACTAAGTACCACAGTGGAGTCAATATAAACTTTACATATCGCCTAATTAATATTTTAGTGTTGCTAATACGGGCTTGACGGTTTTTGTATCTCAATCTCCCATTTGGGCCATTTACAGTTGCCGTTTTCTAAAAATATGTAGGGCTTGTATACGGTACGGGTACACCCCCCACTGGCACTTGCCCCCCTAACAAAATTACAAAGCAATTATAAAAAATATAATAAAAGCAATGGTTTAAAGGTATATTTAACCAGGCTAGGACCAAATAGGTCATAGGTTTGGTATGTTTTAACTATATTTTATTGGTCGATTGGTTGCGGGGATTGGTTGCAGCTAAATAAAAAGAAATAACCAGGCTAAAATTTATGCGGTTGGAAACAATTTGCCCTTGGTTTTGCTTTGATAATTTTAAAATGCCCCAGGGGATGCGGTCCAGGTGTACAATATCCCGCCCTATTGCATCCCGTAAAGCTACAACCACCAATAGCTAACCATAGTTAAACCCTATCAGAAGCAATATAAGAGCCATACAATAGGGGGAAACATATTTTAGCTGTACTAGTACCAGAACACAAAAAAACCCCCTAAAAAGGGGGCTAGTTTGTTATTACTTATTTAAACGCTGTTATACCGACTCCCTTTTAA